TCATTAAGTGAAGATGATGACGAGTCTATCGACTTTTTTAAGAAGTTAGCTGAAGAAGAGTAATTAGCCCGGAACTGACGGAGTACCGTGGCGGACGTTTAGTTCGAGCGGTCCTCTGTCAGCCAATGGTGATGGAATTGGTTGATTTACTTTAGGGGTAGGTTTAGCTGAAAAATTAGCTCCATTATCGATGTTGTTAATAGTAGTACCACCATCAGCAACTTTATTTTCCCTAGCTGCGTCCACACCCATAGACAATTGACCAATCATACTTGCATATGAATTCCAGGCAGCTTCTATGGAGGCTTGACCGGCTTGAACCATTGACTGGTAAGCTTTAGACTTATCATCCTTACTTGCTTCTACTACCCCAACATACTGAGTTACTTTATTATCTGCTATAACTACTGGGGGAGGAACTACTGTCGGTGATCCCTCAGCCACGTAACCTTTTACCTCACTAGTTGCTGCAACAGTTGTCGCGGAGCCTTGTTGAGGAACTGGAGAAGGTGTTTGTGGCGCCGTTATTTCCTTTTCATATTGTTTAGCAAGCTCAATTCTTTGAGTTCTAGAACGCTTATCAGCTGATCCAGTTGCTTTATTAACAACGTCTATACTTCTTAGATCTTCCGGCTTTACTCCTTTGTACGCTAGATAGAACGCTGGAACAATCTTTGCAGCAACAGATGGTTCATTAGCAAGGTCAGGATTATTAACTAAATCTATACCGATAATACTGCCAACTTTTTGGTATGCATCTTTACCAGTAAGTTGAATAAAGCCCCGACCCCTATACTTGTAACCATCACCTGGAGAAGTATTACCGAGATCAGCCCTGTTACCATAAAGGACCTCTCCTACAGCTTGCTCTCCTTTGGCTACTACTGCTTCAGCATCCTTAATGGTTTTAAACCTTGGCCGATTTCCTAGCTTGTTACCTTCCCCAAATAATTCAAATAGTCTTTTAGCACTGTATCCGCTGAGATTTTCCGAGCGCGGTCTAAAACCACTTTCTCTATCAATCTGTGCAAATATGTTAGCCTGTGCTTTAGGATCAGTAATACCTACAGCATCTAATTCTTTTAAAATTAAATCTTTTTGTCTATACGACGCAACGTTTCTTGCAACAGTTCTTGCCCCTCCTGCAATAGAAGAAACCACCTGTGATCCAACACCTAGTGCTCTTTCCGTTATTGAAGGTTGAGAAGTAGAACCGGCAGGGCTGGGAGCAGTCATTCTCTCATATGCGTCTGAAACAGCTGCAGTTCCTTTTTGTATTGTTTCTTTTACATTTACACCTGAAAAATCTGCTATTGCTTTATTAATATCTTCTAGCTTAGCTTGAACATTTTCATCCTTTAAAGCTTGAGCACCAAATACCGCAGCACCCACTCCTCCCGCAAGTACGGCTATCTTACTAAATGCTGACATATTAAAAAACTTTCTACCCATTCTAAATGGTAGTTTAACCAATGCAGCAATTAATCTTACAACCCCTGATAACGCAGCAGCTGCCGTTCCAAGTAATTTTATTCCAAAATAAGCTGCTAATGCACCTCCTGCAACCTTAAGCCCGGTATTAAGCTCATCTAAGTTAGGAAGCATCTTTCTTATCTCATCAAATAATGTAGTGAAGACCGCCTTAATTTGATCTTGTCTATCTTTTGGAAGCATTTTATAAATCATGCCAGCAATAGCAGCGCCAATTAAAGGATTTTTAATAAGCGATTTTAAAATGCCACCGACATCTTCATCTGCACCTGCTGATGGAGCTCTTTCTCTAACAAAAGTGCGAGCTTCTGCTACTGGTTTGCGCTCCATAATAGTTTCTTTTTCTTTATACTGCTCAAAAGAAACGTCTCTTACTTGTCTGATATCAGCTAAATTATCAACTGTTGTATCAAGCGTTTTATCTAATTTTATTAAATTTTCAGATAATACTTTAGATGCTATATTAAGTTGCTTAACACTATTAAGCATAGAATCAAACATCGTAACGAGCACTTTACTGCTTTCCATTTGAGGAGCAGCAGCAGCCGTGATGAGAGGGCTCACATCTTTTATTACGCTATTTTTTATTTGTTCTATTTCTTGTTGGTCTGCCATGTTTAATTCCAAATAGGTTCTTCTTCAGGTGCGTAAATGTTTTTAGTATTATTAATGTTTATAATATTAAGCTTGCTTACTACATCTAATGCCTCCTTAAGAAGCATTCTTTCTCCAGATGCTTTTAATATCTCACCACCAGTATCTATACTTCTTATTTCTGGTATTGCTTTTAATCCTTTTTCTACTTCCATTGCAAACATTCTGGATGTAAACTCTACCTCGCGCTGGGCTTTTAATTTTTCAGCTTCTGACTTAGTTACCTTTACATCATTTACACCCGAAGCATCTACAGCTTGTTTTACAGTTTGTGCCGCTACCGCTTCTGCTTCAGGTAGAGATGCTGAAACTTGTGGCTTTTTTTCTACTACTAGAACAGGCTCGCTTACTGCTTGTGGGGGAGGAGCCGTTACGGATATTTGAACATTCAATGGTGCTACTTCTTGTGAAGGCTGTACACTGATAGGTGCCGCGCTACTTTGAATAACCGGTACTGTTGTAGTAGCAGGAGAGGGGAGAGATTCTTTTGATGCTTCAGGAGGTGCAGACGGTGTAGGGGCTACGGTGGGAGCAGGAGCAAGCCCACCACTAGGTGTTTGAGCTCTAACGGCAGATTTAGCAGTTGGATCTCCTTTTAACTCTCTTATTTTTTCTCTAGCACTCTCTAAATTAAAAATTCCAAACGTTACATTTTGAATAATTTGATCTGTAACTATTTCAGGAACATCTACCGGCTTTCCAGTCTCTTCAGCTTCTCTTATAGCACCTGCAGTATCATAAGCAACCTCTGCTGCACCTGCTACAGCACCAATAATAGGTACAGTTTTTAATAATTTTTTAGCGGTTGATCCAGCAGCGCCAGCAGCCTTTTTAAGTTTAGATTTAGACTCTTCTTTCTTTTGTTCCGGCTGTTTTTCTTTTTCCTTTTTCTTATCACCGCGGTCAGGTAATTCTACTTCTATTTCTTTCTCAGTAGTAGGAATATTAGAGGATTCTTGTGCTACGTCTCCTACTGCTTTACCTGCAGCAGCGCCAGCTGCCCCAGCTACTATTTTTCCTTTGCCAGTCTTTTTTGCATTTGCCTTTTCTTTTTCGAAAGCCGCTCTGTCTTTTTTTAAGCGAGCTCGTTCAAGCTCTAACTGATCTGCCGTATCTTGAATAAGACCAACAGCTGACGCTGTTACTAATGCCAAATTAACTATTTGATATAGTGCGTTAAATATATTAGCAATCTTGGCCCTACTCCAAAATAAAGCGAGAGTGCCCGTTATTAATCCTATAGCTACTTTAAATTTCTTTATAGTATCTTCACTACCAACAAACCCTCTAATTATTTCATCTAGAACAGCTAATACAGTTTCTCTTATTTGAGGTATTAACATCAATCCAACAATTCCAGCTATCTTTGCAAAATCAATCGCACCTCTTTTTTGAGTTTGAGCGTCTATTACTGGCCCACCGATGCTTGTCATTGCAGCTGTTGGTTTTGACTCCATAATAAATTCACGCTCTTTGAACCGCTCTATTCTTTTTTCAGCTGCTTTTCTTCTTTCTACCTCTGCAAGATCTTCCAAGTCTAAAGAAACTAACTCACCATCTATTCCGCTAATTGCTTTAGATGACGCAATTAAATTATTTTTAGTATTCTCGTTTGTGAGAATAATTTGATCAACATAAAAAGACAGCGACGCAAACATTTCATCTTTTGCGTCGCTTATTGCTTGATTTCTTAATACTATATCAGCCACGTTGCTGTAATCTCTCTTTTTCTTTTTCTAGATAGTCTTTTAATAAATCAACATAAATATCTCTCTCAAAAGGAATCATGCTTTCTATTTCATCTATTGACCACTTGTGGTGCTGAGCCAAACTAAAATTTAAAACGTAATAATTTGGCAGCGTGTTATGACTCAGCCCAACGTAAAAAAATCTGTTAAATTATTCAGTACAATATTTTTTTCTTTTCCAAGGCTGTTCGTATACTTTACTTCATAATGCAGCCGGGGCATTGTTGCAAAAAAATCTTGAACTTTCTTAAATGTCTTAACATCAAGCTGCTGTATAAAATCATCTAATTCATCTGCACTGTATTCACTTATATCGTATACTGTTTCGCTGTCGTAAATCTTTTCAATACAGCCTTTAAGGATTTGAAAAAACAAGTCTGTCTCACCATCAACCGATTCGATATTATTGGCAACATTAGTTTTTGGATACTTCATTACCATTCCAAGTTGCTCATTTATTTCTATTTTATTAGTGTGATCAGTTTCTTTTTTTACTTCTATTTCATCAAGATTAATTTCAACTGTGTATCGTTTATCATCTTCTAAATCTCTGTAAGTTACTTCAATAACGTTATTAATTGATTTTGCTCTGATCTTAATAAAGATATACTCCATATCGAAAGTGCAGAGCTCATCTACGCTTACGTCTTCAGATAAAATACAATTGGAAATAACTTGTTTGATTGCACCGATAATCTCTTTAGGATCTTCGCTTGACTGCGCCATTAGTAAAAGTTTTTCTTCTTTTACTAAAAACGGTCTATACTTTATTTCCTTATCTGTCGATGGCAATTTCAAAGTAAAGATCGGGTATCCAATCTTTGGTAATGATTTAACATTTTTATTCATTTTAACTCCTATGAGAATATTCCAGACAACCCACCTATAGCTTTTTTGGCATTACCAATTACATTAATTACATCAGCAACTCCAGTTGGCTTTCTAATTGTACTAATCGTTTGAATAGCTGAACCTACCTTTAATATTTTTTGAAGAAGAGACAAACCTCCAGATGACGCACCATCAAGTAATCCTGTAAGGTCAATTTCTTCCAGGCTCCAGTTATAGTATGTAAATGTAACAGGGATTCGCATAATACTATCATTATCTGCCCAGGATAAAGCTACATCTCCTAAAAAGATAGGATATGCTTCGTGAAGATTAACGACAATAACTTTTTTATTTGCTTCATCTAATACTGTAATCCGAATTTCAGTAGCGTATTGATTTTTAAATTCGACTTCAAATGGTTTTAGACCGTTGAACCCCACACCAAAAGAGGAGTATGGCATACGATCTGATTTTACTATCCCGTTCATCCAGCTATAAAAAAATTGATGTATCTGTCCTGTACCATCACCTAAGAAAGTAAACGTTTGATCTGTAAAGACGGGGGCATATGGTTTACGTTCAATTGGACCATACCCATATCTTCTAATTTCAGAAGTGGCTAATGACATACCAGGAATGTTTGTTGCCTCTGTTAGAAATGGAATAACCCTTGCTATCTCGGTAGCTGCGCCCGCCATCATTGGAGGGGGATTTATTTCTACGTAAAATTTATTAGTTCTTAAAAGTCCGTTTTTGCCTGCTATTGTTGATCTAAATTTGTTAAGATCGGTTAGCGAGTCAGGTGATTCAACAAAGCCTAAAAACTTTTCTATTGCTTTCACAAGGCCTGGCGGCAAAAATGGTTTAAGTGTATCTTTGATTGCATTGACTGCGCCCAGACCATCTCTAGCAATTCCAGCGCCTTTGGCAATAAATTTGCCTATGTTTAAGCCCATATTGTTCCTAACCGTTAATTATTTTTTGTGAATCTGAATATACCTTAGCAGCATCAGCTTTAGCAAATCTTTGAAGCGGTAAAAAGAGAGCTATATCCCACTGCTTTGGATCAATTAAAATAAAGTCAGTCCTCACATGTTTATTTAGATAGTGCTTTACACATGGTTTAAAATACCTAAATTTTGAAGCTCTACTTAAAACATCGTACGAGAGTTTAAGAACTGTAGAACTATCATATTTTTTATTGCTAGTGAGAGAGTAAAGTGCATCCATTAATCTCGCTCTCATTACCAGAGGTAAGTAATGAACATTTAACCCGTAAAAGCCGCCAGGAGCTCCCGCAAAAGGAAAGATTAAGGGAAAGCGGTCGTAGTAAGGTAAGCTTGATTTTAATTTTGGATCGTAGCCAAACAAGTACATACTTCCCATTGATATACCTTCAACCGATTGAGTTTCTAGTTGACCTATAAGTCGGCTAGGTGATGCACTTCTAGCTCCTACTTTTTGTGCTTCTGAGCGAAACCAATTTCTTGCATCAACCGTTCTTGAAGGTACTATTCCTCTTGTTGCACTATCACTTAGTATTTTGTCGAATACGTTTGCCATTGTTTATACCTAAATCTTTTTCTGTTAATATTTGAAATTTCCACTCTCTTTGCTTACAGTACTGCTCTGCAGCAACCCATTTTGCACTATTAACTCCCCAAGTCTGCACTTCTCTTAGATATCTTCGTGTCGGCTTAGAGCCTTTAATAATCGGCTTTGGCTCTTTTACTTGAATGTACGGCTTGACCTCTATTATAACAGACTCGATGAGATTATCGACTGTTTTTCTACGAACAAAAAAATCTGGAAAATATCGATGTATTCTATTATCTATAGGGGAACGGTACGGAATAGCAATTTCTTCACTAGACCATTCAAGCACGTCTTGATGTGCATCTAAATAAGACATAAGACGAAGTTCGTACGAGCTCCTATAAATAATATTAGTCGGATCTCCTCTGTACTTATTTGGATTTCTTGGCTTAAACAATCCCTTATAACTCATAAAAGTATTTATGGCAGAATTCGACAGACACACCTATTTCTCAGAAGATCAGGACGTTGGCGGGCAGTGGACTGGAGCCCCTGGAGACGATGATCCATTTGGTGCACCTCCTCCTGACCCTACCGGATATGTAGACGCAGACTCCCAAGAAGGAGGATTCTATGGGGGTGGTGGAAACGTTGGCATCAGCAGCGGTGACGCTGACTCACAAGATGGCGGATTTTATGGATCAGTAGATGACGGCGGTATAGAGTCAGCAGCATCATCTATTTTTCCGGAAGAAGCCAGAGGCAGCTCTACCGGCATGGCATCTGTAATGCAGTACCCAGACGAAGTAACTTCTCTCAATCAATTTATTTCTTTCTATTTTCAAGAAATTGTAAGACCAGGACCTTTAACTCCTAGAAGAAGTAAACCATCAGCTTTAATTGTTTTACCTATTCCAACCAATTTAGTAGAGCAGTTTGGTATGCAGTATAATGAAAAAAAATACGGATCGGCTTTAGGAGTTTTAGAGAAAGCAGGAGCATTTGACGCCGCTACTATTAGCCAAATTGCAGCAGGGGGCCAAGAAGGTATTGACAAGACCCGTGAAGTTACTAAAAGCGTAGTTGATGCTGCTAAAAGTAATGTGAGTCTAACAGCAGCCATTCAGCTAGGAATCAGAAACATTGTTGGAGATGGTATTATTTTATCAGCTGTTGAAAGAGCATCAGGCGCTATTCTTAATCCTTATCAAGCATTACAATTTGACGGCATACAGTTAAGAGCTCATACGTTTAGCTATAAATTTTCTCCAAAGTCAGAAAGTGAAGCCGCATCTTTAAAAGAAATAATTAATGAGTTTAAAATTAGAATGCACCCAGAAAAAGACGGCTTACTATTAACTTACCCAGATGTGTGCCAAATAGGTTTTGCACCTGATAGCTCAATGCCTTACAAATTTGAGCAATCATTCTTAGAGTCAATGACAGTTAATTACGCTCCATCCAATACTCCTGCGTTTTTTAAAGGTGGTCAATACCCAGCAGAAATAGAAATCACACTTAATTTTAGAGAGCGTGTACCTGTTACGAAAGAATTTTTTCAGGATGCTTTTGCTTCTTACGCAGGGGGCGGCGGTATGTCCTCGCTCACTGAAGGATCCATTGGCGGGTTTGGTTCAATTAGTGAAGGAGGAGGATTGTTCAGTGGAGATGTTGACGCTCAAGATGGAGGATTCTACGGAGGCGGCGGCAACGTTGGATTTAGTAGTGGTGATGCAGACTCTCAAGACGGTGGGTTCTACGGTGAACAGCAGCAAGAGGGATACTTTACCAATGGTGACGATGTAGACGCACAAACTGGAGGATTTTATGGTGATGATGTTATTTACCCAGAGAGTATATAATGTATAACCTACTTTCAAGATACCCAATTGTAAATTATGGCGAGAGCCTTGCTCAAAATATTACTACTAGAATAAAATTTAAAGAGCTTGCCAAATCTAAAAAAATTGTTTATTACCCCTACGTAATAAAAGAAGGTGAAAGACCAGAGCAGATAGCTCAATTTTATTATGATGATCCTAGATATGTTTGGCTAGTGTTTTTAAGTAACGATATCTATGACCCATACTATGATTGGTTCATGCAGGACAATGTTTTTAAAGAATTTATTCTTAAAAAATATGGATCAATAGATGCTGCAAACAAGAAAATAGTATACTGGAGAAATAACTGGGTTAATGATGAATCAATAATTTCACTATCACAATATACCAGCCTTCATTCTGCTGGTAAAAAATACTGGGCTCCCATACTAGGATATAATAATCAAGTTACTAGTTATAGAAGAAAAGAAATAAGTGAGATACGAGAAACAAACACCACGCAGGAGCTGGCTGTTAGTAATGCCAGTATTTTTTCTGTAGAAAATATTATAAAACAATCTAACACAACAACCCAGATCGCACAAGCAACAGTCAAGCATGTAAACACAACCGATAATAAAATTATTATTCAGCACGTTGGAGGCGCTTTTACTCCAAGTCAGGGTGCAAATGGTAACGTTATTATAGACACAACAACAGTAAATACATCAGTTTCTTCTGTGTCTACTATAGTGACTTCTATAGCTAATTCAGTTGCAATTTACTGGGAGCCAGTATCAGCGTTTAAAAACGAAACATTGCTTAATGAGTCAAAAAAGTTCATTAAATTAGTAGATAAAAACTTTGTTACGCAAATAGAAAAAGACCTCGACACACTTCTATGACCGAACGATACGAACTAGGTGATGTAGAACTTATTGACTTTAAACTTGAAGCAGCTACAAGGACTGTTGATCTCAGAGGACAGGCTATTTCTGTTTCTATATTTGAGGATGTATACCAACCAACTTTATATTGTGAAATAATAGTTGTAGACGCTATTAACCTTACAAAACTATTAAAACTCAAAGGTGAAGAAACAATTTCAATTTCCTTTTTTACTAAAGGAAACTCAAAGATTACAACTTATGATTTTGTAATTTATGGTATTCAAGGTGTATCCATTCCTAACAATAATAAACTTTCAACTTATACAATTAGATGTACGTCAATCGAGCATTACACTAATAATATTGTTAACGTTGAAAGGTATTTTAAAGATAGCTGCTCGTCACTAGTAAGTAGTATATGCAGGAATTATTTAAACACTTCTAAAAACATAGAAATAGAGTCTACCAAAGGCATATTTCCAGTAGCAATGCCAAGCTCTAGTCCGTTTAAAGCTGTAGATTATATAAGACAGAAATCAGTTTCAGCATCTTTTCCTACCGGAGGATTTTTTGTTTTCTTTGAAAATCAAGACGGGTTTCATTTTAGGTCTATAGAAGGTCTTTTTAGAGACGGAGTATCTAAAATAGGAAACAAAATATTTACTTACGCAACAAACACTCAAACAGACATACCTAGAGAAAGAAAAGCGTGGAGAAATCTTACTCGCTACGAGCACTTGCAAAAAGTAGATACAGTATCAAAGTTGGTTGCTGGTACGTTCAGTAACAACGTTAAAACATGGGATATATTTACAAAAGATGTAGTAGATGTTCCGTATTTTTTTAGTTCGCAAGGCGATCAAATTATACAAAATGGAGGTACCTCTACTGCGTCTAGTCCTAACTCTGATTCGTTTGTAAATCAAATGACAGACGGCCCTAGCGTAAAATATTTTATGCCAATTGATACTGATAGATTCACTGATTTTATTCCTGATTATAGAGGGTCACAGAGTGCTTTTGAAGCACTGTTTCAACAAAATATAGTTAGATGTATGGCTAGAGGGGATAACTTGTTAAAAGCAGGCGATGTCGTCACGCTTAATATTCCTGATGCAGCAGGCTTTACAGATAATATTCAATATGATAAAGTTTACACTGGTAATTATCTTATAACAAGACTTAGACATATAATACATATTAATAAAGATAATATTAAACACGACGTTTCCTTTGATTGTAACATGGTGGGGTTAAATTTATGAGTACATTAGGATTAGGCGCAGAAGGATTTAGATGGTTTATTGGTAAAGTAGAAGATCGAGATAGCGATCCGTCTATGTTAGGACGGATTAAAGTTAGGATGTACAACATACATCCAGAATCTAAAGCACTTATAGCAACAGAAGAGCTACCCTGGGCCACTATTCTAGGGTCTCCTAATAGTGCAGGGCATATAAAAATAGGCCGCTCTCCTACCGGTATAATGAATGATTCTATTGTGATAGGATTCTATCTGGATGGCAACGACGGCAATCAGCCTGTAATTTTAGGTACTATTGCTTCCATCCAGCAAGGAGAAAACGACATACCTCCTGAAGCAAGAGAGATTAATGAGGTTGTAGAGAAAAAAGAATTTGACCCTATTAACTTACCGTTTC